CCGCCTGCTCCTCCACCATATTGAGGTGAACCACAATTTGGTGATGCAGGATTTGCAGCATATCCAAATCCTCCTGGATTACCTTGAGATGGACTTACAGGAGGAGTGTTACCTGTTCCTCCTACTCCACAATTTGCACTTCCTCCTCCACCTGATCCACCATTACCACCAGTGGAAGGTGTACCACCTGCAGGTCCACTTGATCCACCACCCCCAGCTGAAGTAATTGTTGAAAAGACAGAATTTGATCCATTATTTGAAGCAGTTGTACGAACTCCAGCTCCACCTGCTCCTACTGTAATTGGAAAAGCTGTAGCTGTAACTACTATATCTGTAGAACCTTCTATTGGACTTGCTGTGTAAGAATCTTCAGGACCTTTATTTTCTCTGTATCCACCAGCACCTCCGCCTCCACCACCATTTGAATTACTAGGTCCCATTCCTGTAGCTCCTCCACCTCCAGCTACTACTAAATAAGATACTGTATTAAGATCTGGAGAACTTGCTGCGGCGGAAACACAAAAAGTACCAGGACTTGTAAACGTATGAATTTTAAAATTACCACAGGTTGTTACTGTACCACCAGTAGCTGTTATAAAAGTTTGACCTACTGTATTTAAAGTTGCATCATTAACTTGTTTCCAACCTTGAGTTGAATCTACATAAATAAAAGTTGTTGAAGCACCTTCTGTTGAAACTGGTGCATCTGAATTTGTTCCACCGATTTTATCGGTTCCATTAGGTGAAATTGTTAAATTATTTGTATCAAATGTATTTGCATAATCCGCAAAAGCAACAATAGCTCCAGCACTTCCTGCTGGTAGTGTTACAGTGATAGCTCCTGAAGTCGTATTAACAAAATAACCTCTACCACTTACAGCAGTAAAAGCTGCTGTCTTTGCAGTTGTATCCCAATTAACTGTTCCAATACCAGCAATGCTAGTATCAGATGCACCAATGGTTAATGTAGTTCCGCATTGTGGTTCGATTGCATTTACTTCTATTTTTGACATCTATATTATTACCAATGTTCCTGTTACCGTTTGCGTCCCTGTTACTGTAACAGGGCCCGCTAACACTCCTGAATCTAAAGTTTGATCCTGATCTAAAGTTGATGACTGATTAACAACAAAACCATTTGCAACCATACCAGGTGACATTGTTCTAGATGCAGGGAGTGTACAAAATACTGTTTTAGTACCTGCGGAAAAATTGACTTTTGCGTCTGAATTAGATGATGAAATAACTGTATCTCTTGAAAGAGTATCGGGAGAAGCATCCGTAACTGTCCCTATGCCAACTTCGAACTCACCTGCTGAGTTAAGTTCTATTGCATAAAAAGTTGTATTCGTACTACCAACACCAGATACAAAAGTTTCAAAGCCAGTTTCTGCACCAGCTAAATTAATTGTTCCTGTGCCAGTCGTAGTAGAAGTTTCCTTCACTCTGTCATTCAATATCAAAGCCATTTACTACTCCAAATTCTATTACGCGTCGCCAAGTCTGATAATAGCGTTAGAAGAATCAGCAGTTGGAAACTGAATAACGAAATCTCCGTTAGTTGCAGTTTTATCGCCGCCGAAATCTAAAACTAATACCGCTTCATTTGACGTATCTTTATAAATCAGTGCACTATCAGCTGTTAAAGTTACAGATGAAAAAGTTAAATCTGCAAAGTCAACATAAGCTGTGTTTGATGCAATCGCTACACCGTTGTTAGTTAAAGTATTTCCACCTGCAGTATAGTTTGTACCAGAAGATGAAACTTCATTAGTAGTTGTATAAGCTGTAGTTGAAGTACTAAAACCAGAGATGTCAGTGTATAGTGCTAATCTAAAAGTGCTTCCACTTGATCCGAAATCAAATGTACCTTCTAGAAGATCTGTTTTAAAAGAGTCAGGTACTATATTTGCCATTTATTTTCTCCTTAGTTTATTGTGATGGATTTACTGATTTCAAAGGAGTACGAATAACACCATCTTCATATTCGTCTCGGCGTCTACGACCTTGTTGTTCGATCGCGTACGATTGTTGAGCTTTTTGATAAGCTTGATCATAGTATTGTAGCATATCTGCTGGGCCTTTCAAGTACCCATATGCTTCTACCAAACAAGCGTATAAAAGTAAATCTTGATATTTATTACTTACATATGTGCCAGCTGTTGCTGGAGTTCCTGATGTGATACTATCTGGCTGTTTATTATAAGCCAAAGTAATTTCATAAGTATCATCTGGAGTTGGAGCTACAACCCAAAAATCGGCATCCCAATTTGCATAGTATTTTGGAATACCTGATGATGTAGCTGGGCTATCATAATATTCAGCCATAAATGATGTATCTCTTTGTTCTAAATAAGTTTGTTTATTTGATGAATCTTTTAATTGTACATATCTAATAATTCTTAAATCAGATGGAATAGTTACATATCTATTTCCAGAAATAAGATTTGATGTTGCATAAAATCTATCATCATCTGAATCTGTATCTCTATAAATTCTATTTTCTGCATTTTTAATAATTGTTGTTAAAACAGTATCAGATAAAACATTACTATCTACTTCTGTATAGTTTCTAATATCTGTTTGTAAGTTTGCTAAAGTATATGCCATTATGATGATATCGTTACGGGTCCAGCGGACGCGAGTGATCCTCCAAATTTTCCACTTGCATCTGCAGTATCAGTTGAAGTGAATGTATAGTTATTAGCATTAGTTACTGTAATTGTAAATCCTGATGTATTGTTTGCATCATTAATTGCATTACCTTGTTCTACATCTCTAAAACAAACTGTATCTCCAGTTGTTCTTCCATGTGCTTCTTCAAATACAGAAACAGTTGTTGATGATGCAGTTGAAGTAAATGCATTTGAATTTAATAATCTTGGTGTTGCTGGTTCTGTTCTTGCAGGTCTTGCATTTAACAAACCTTCAGGATCACCACCTTTTGGTTTTGGTTCTAACTGTGGATGTTTTGCTTCGTACTCTGATTGATGAACTAAAGATCCATTCCATTCTCTAACCATTTCAGAATATGGAAATGCTTGTCCTGATCTATCAGAAATAGCTTGTGCATATTTACCTCTAGCAAAAGTAGCCATTATACTCCATCTCCATAAAATGTTTGTGGTGAAATATATAGAGAAGTTCTTTGACCATCTTCATCAAGTGCTCTTTTAAATTCATCTTCGTAAATTAATTTTAATCCTTGAACAAGTTCAGGAGAATTTTTCATTGCAAGATAATATGCAAGTCCTGCTGTCATACATGGAATAAATCTGTATGCAACATCTGCAGTGTTTGTGTATGCACCTGCATCTTCTATTCTTGCAACATAATAAAATTTTAATTGATAACTAGATCCAGAAAAAGAAGAACTTGGTGTTGTATATAAATAAATACTTTGTGCTGTTTGTCTATCTACGTAATATTGTGAAGGAGTTCCTTTTGCTAATTTATTTGGAAGCGCTGCATATGCTGATCTATCAATTTTAGTTAATGTAGTATCAACTGGTGCAGTTGCAGTTGAGTTATCTCTAACAAATGCTTCTAGTACATCATTTATATCTTGTGGAAAATTTGTGTTGTCACTTGCATAATTATATTCTGCTTGTCCTTCAACAAGTGGAACACTAGCTTCTTTTACTTTCCAAAGATGCACACCTCTATTACCCCACTCAGCAAACATAATGTTAAGTGAACGTCTAGCGTTTTTTAACTGATAGCCTGTACGTGTGCCACGTACTCCAGTTCTTTCATACGCTTCTTCAATAATGTCATCGATATTTAAATCGAATGATGTAGTACCAGAGGTAGCCACTTAGTCCTCCTATTTGTCAAGAATTATCGTTGCAGATATATCAGCTCCAATTGCTTGCACTGACATTCCACCTGGAAATAAAATTCCATCTTCAGGAATATTAAATGCAAAAACATCTCCTGCTGGACAACTACAAATAAATTGATCTACACTGTTACCATCTCTTAGTGTAATTGATTGAGTTGTAGTTCCATCGTTTTCAAGAATAATTCCTCTTAATCTTGTTCTTCCTGCAAAGACTGAACCTGTTGCTGTTGCTCTGACTGCTTTTACGTCTGATTTGAATGACATAATTTTCTCCTTATCTTAATTAAGATGATTGGATTATATAGAAATTTTTTAAGAAGTGCAAGGTATCCCTGCAAAGTGAAACCACTTTTGCAATATTGAAGCTTTAATTAGCCAGCGTAAAGATGTACTTCTAAATCTTTACTGTTGGTAGTAGCTTCTTTTTCTTGTAATGCTAGGATTTCTCTGATCGTTTTTTTGATCTGGTCTCCTAACACTGACATTTCAGGTGTTACTTGTCCACTATTTTTTAGAAACAATTCATTCCATCTTGATTCGAAATGAATCTTTCTA